CTCATTTGATCAGTGTAATCTGCTGCAAAAGAACCTCTAAAAAATTCAGGCCAACCTTGTGTAAAGGTTCGGTCATGATGTTGATATTTTAATTCACCATATGGATCAACTCCAACATGCAGGTAGTTATTTTTTACATTGTCCATGATAAGTTTAGAGCCATAACCTTGACGTACACCTATCTCACAACTGTAATAACCTCTACAATCAAAGTCTTTAGCCCACTTCGTAAGGAGTTCATACTCCTTACCATCACCCTCGATTGTCATTTTTCATCCTCTTCATTCTTTTCATTTCAGAATAAAGTTCTTGCATTTGAAATTGAGTGCAGTTCATTGCAAAAAAAGCTAACTCATCTCTCATACCTTTTTGTTGTTCGTGTGCTCTTGCTTTGTTTTCACTTATAACTTCAAAGTGTTCATCTCTTAGTTCAGCCATTGCTATTCCTTTCTTCTATTTTATCTCTAAAATATTTAGTTGCTTTCATTCTTATGTACTCATGATCAAAGCCAGCAAACGTACATACCGCCTTAAAATCTGCGTTAGGTTCAGTAAACCATAGTCGTGACGATTCAGCGTAATTGCTGTAAGACATTCCATAAGATTTAAAACCTTTACCCATTGCATCCTCAAGAGCTACTATCAATACGTTTCTCCATAAAGATTTAACAGGGTCTCTGTGTTCTCCTGTTATATTAAGAGCTCTTAGATTTAAGTTTTCCATTAAGCTTCTTAACTTTCTCTTCAACTAACATTCTTATTACTTGTGCTCTAGACAGAGTGACCCCTGGTGCCAGAACCTTTGCTAACTTATCAATATTACCATAACAGGTATGATCGACAGCTAGACTTTTATATTTACTTATATCAGTCATTAGTATATCCTTTCATTATTATATATAATCATATAGGATTATTATATTTATTTACAAGGTTGTCAATGAAATTTTTTTTAACCATATTCGTGTGTTCAGTAGTTAATCAAAACTGTGCTGAAGTTCCACCATCAAAACATGATTATAAACGTCTATATAGTAGTCATTATGAATGTATACAAAAAGGACTCGGTGAGTCTTATTCTATTATTTACGATAACGAACTTTTTGAAGAACCTGTTGTGGAGGCTTTAGAATTGTATCCTAAGTTTTATTGTGAGAAGGTTGAAAATTACCAAGAAAGCGAACCAACTGAAACCATTCCTCCCGTAACGCAGGATCTTTAGTCTTATTATTTCATAAACATTTGTATTGATACTCTAGGTATAATTGGACTTAACACGGGATTAACTTTATGTTGAAATGGAGATTTTATTATTACTAAAGAATTACCTACTATAGGTATATAACCATGACCATTTTCTGATTTAAACATTAGTTCTCCACCAAACTGAGTATTCCATTTGTTGTTAATATAATATGTTGCTCCGTATTTCCAATTACCATCATTATGCCAATTAATACCTGCTCCTTTTTCCATGTAATGAATATTACTAGTAATGCTTTTAAAATTTTTTAATTGATAAAATTGATTATGTTGAGTCAGAGTTTTTAATTTTTCAAATGGAGGATAATTTTGTACACCTACTCTTTTTGGAGGAACTATATTATTTATTAAATCTTCTGACCATATACCTTTAGAAGTATGTAGATTTATCTTTTTACGTTCTTTAAATATAGAATCATGAATTCCTTTATAGGTAGGATAGTCTAAAAAATTTTGTATCCATAACAATTTATCGTGAAAGTTAAATGCTAGGTTCATTCGCTTTTATAATTTTTATTTAACTAATCAATAAATATTCCAACAGAAATACGCCAATAAGGTAAACCTATTTTTACAGGCATTGCATCATGTAGTTTATTACCAGGAAATAAAACAAAATTACCTGGTTTAAATTTAATTGTTTTATCTTCAATTTGTAATTCTCCTCCCCAACTATCTTCCCAATCAGGTGTTAAGAATCCAACTATAACATGTTTATATTTTCTATGATCATGGAAATGAAATTTACTTGAATTATGCTGTGCATTCAAAGTAATATGTTTAATTTTATAACTACCTAAATCAAATTTTTTTTCTTTTTTAAGATGACTATTAATTGATGATACAATCCCTGAAAAAAATCCAAACCAATATTCTTGATAAACAGTATCTTCAAAAGATACTTCAAAAGTTGGATAAAAATTACTAAGTATATCATCTCCATACGTAGTATTAATCTTCCAATTATTATTTAATAATTGTTTATAAAAATGTTTAACTTCATATCCATTTAAAACATTGTCTATTTCATAAACGTTTGACATGTTAACCTTTACCTTGGCCTTTGTAACGTCGTGTACGTTTTTGCCTTTTCTCATTTTTATTTAGAGATTTTTTATGTTTGCGAGGCCCACGTTTTTTAGGCTTATCTCTTGTCTCGAATGATTTAAATTTTCTCGCCATTTTGTTTTATTAATTCTTTATCTCTTTCATTTAATTTTAAGTATCTTATACTTCCATTTATGTGTTGTCTAGTGTCACTTCCACAATTAACACACCTATAATACTCTGAAACTATTGCTACTAGTATTGTCTCTTCTCGACACTCTTCACATACACCATGAACAGTATCTATATTATTAAATGTTTTAAATTTATTCGACAACTTTGCCGCCTTTCCATTTCATATCTGGTAAGCCTTCAGTGTATCGTTTACCATCAAAAGTTAAAACTTGTTTTCTATTTGAACCTGATTCGTGATAAGATATGTGGACCCAACCCCCTGCAGGATCGTCTTTGTCAAAAAATTCCATGATCAATTGGTCAAAGTCAACGTTGTTTTGTAACCAGTAAGCTGTCTGAATGTTGGGCACGCCAAATATTTCTAGGTCGACCGCCTGGCCCTTCGCGTGCTGCGATGTNTTTTTGCTGCCGATTGCTTCACAAAGCGCCTCTGAACGATAGCCGCTGGTGATTGTCACAGCCTTGTCGAAATGTGCACGTAGTGGTTCTAAAATTTCGTAACAAAGATCGCCTAGACTTTTAATTTCTCCTGATCCTGGTGTATTGTCTATACCTTTACGTGTCGCTGTCATCGACTTGGTCATCTCTTTAAGAGTAAAGTGTTTACTGAGCTGCATTTAGTTTAATATTAACTTTTTAATTGATAAAGATCCATCTATATTTTTTTCCACCTCTGCCATAGATTTTATGCATTGGTGATGTATATTATTTCCTGTTTCAGTTCTCTTGGCATATCTTTTTCCTTTTAAGCACATTGCCATTGAATGTTTACCTGTATCAGGATCAATCTGAATTCTGTGTTCTTTGATTTCTCCGTTAATAATCATAAGAAGAGCTACGACTTCTAAAATCATTTAATAAGCCTTTCCATTTTCTCTTACTTTATCTTTTAATGCTTCGATATCTTTTAATGCTTTATCTAATTGTTCACTTAAAAATTCTATGTTGACTTTGTTTGTCATATTCATCTCTTGAGTTTTTTCCATTTTCTCTACGGATTTATATAAATCTTCCAATAAAAAATGTTGTTCCTGGTCTACAGGGACTTGCTCAGATTTTTTAAGTAAATCATTTTCAAACAACTCACGTGAAGTCTCCAACGATACTAATCTTGAAGTTAGTTCTGTGTATGCAAACACGCCAGCCACAACGCCTGCGATTATCATGAGCATGTTCTTGACCGGCATGCTTACAGAAGTGTTTTCAGATATTTTCATCTTACAATTTTATCACCCATAAGTTTGATGTTAGGATTTTTTTCTTTGTAATCATCTTTGATTGAATCCCAGTAACTTCCATCAGGTTTAATAATTTTATCATCAGGAATAACTATACCAGAACATTTAGAAACCAAAAGTTTGAAGTTAGGATTTCTGCTTAAAGTGGGGTTTTTATTGACTTTTCCGCACATTTTCATCAACTCTAACTGCTGTTTTAGTTCCATATTTTCTTGTTGAACAGCTTTAAATTCATCAGTGCAGGCTGAACCTAAATAGTGTCTCCAAGTTAATCTTAAGGACCTATCATCAGAAGGACTAGTATAATTATTATCGGAATTAAAATGCCTATAACTGTTTTCTGAATCTCTTTGTTCGACTGATAAGCTGAGATCACCAGTGCTACAAGTATTAGTGCCATTATTAAGATACTCATTTCTAGGATGTGCAGGTTTTATAAAACATAACAACACAAATAAAACAATTAATACACCTGTAAAATAATAATTCATCCTGGCTATCTCCATAATACATCCTAATAATTAATTTCCCGGTTGAGATCTTTGATGTCATAACTGTGTTCTCTAACTTGATCAGCTAATTGTCTATATAAATTTTCTGCCATCTGCCATGTTGCTTCAGCTGATGAGAGTCTTGTGTTTATACCAGTAAGATTTTTTTGTAATTGAGTAACATCTCTTTCAAGATTTGTTAGTCTTCGTTCATTGGAATTAATAGTGTCTGTAAGATTAACAATATAACGTACACCTGTAAATGTCCCGACTAATACGGAAGCTACTACAGGTATCATTACTATATTTTTTTTTAATAAATCTACTAGGTTCATATTGCATCCTTATGTCAACCAACTAATAATTTTCTCCCACCACTTGTTCCCTGGTGCCTGACTCAAACTGCAATCACAGTGAGCACATTTGTTAATACCTTCGTGAACGTGACGTCTTAACATGTGTCCACAAAGATCACACATCTTTGGTAGTGATGGTTGTTTAATCATTTTATTAAAATATTACTGCGCCAAGTACAAAAGATACCACAGCGATTACGATTTCAGTTCTGTTATGTAGTTGCCATAACATAAATTTCTCTAATTTTAAGATTGATTGTTGCTTAATCACTTCTTTGTATTTACTTATCATCATCATCCTCCAAGTTTCTCAGCTTATAATCGTAGCTACCTTCTTCATGTTCATCGGTAATCCACTTAGCTGAATTTTCTACGGAGTATATTTTACTCGTAACTAGTCTATTGATCAAGGTTTTATTTAGGTCTGTACCCATTGAAGCATCAAACATTTTTAACCTATTATTAGGCTGTATTGCGTAGTTTCCATCTTCTAATTCAAGAACATGGCCACACTTATGTTGATCAGGTTTTTCTGCATAACCGAAATTTAATTCGTTAAAGTCCCCTGCACACCAATCTATTGTAAATAAATACTTACCTTTACGTTTTACCTTACGTCTAGATATGTATTGCATAGTAGAACCAGCTAATTCATAAAAAGTTGTAACACTTACATTATAACTAAAACTGTCCCACATAACTATTTCGTCAAGTGGTAATTCTTTTACACCAGGTTTTTTACAAAAAGCTGATATAGGTGCTCGCCACCATATACCACCATCTTCCATTAAGAAATGAAACATAGGAACTCTGTTTGGAATAGAACTAAAACCAAATATTGAACAGTCAAAATATTTATCGTGTGAATCTTTTTGATCTCTTAAAAAATTACCTCTTACGTAACACTCTATTACTGGTATGTTTGCATTTAGATAAGCCATAATTATTTCATTTCTCCATTTTTGTAATTACAAGAGCTATCAAATAATTTATAATTACAGGTCAACTCTTCTCCAATGTTTATATCTCTTAATGCATACCCTTCATTGTCAATGTTAGGGCTATCACTATGATTTATATAGTTTGTATTTCCTAGCTCTAACACTAATAGATTAGAATCTAAATCATAATTATATGCATGGTTGTTAAAATGTTTTTGTATAGAGTATTCTAAATTTTTTAAGTTATCTTTTTCAACTATACAATCAAGTCCAGGGATAATTTTAGATATTAAAATTTTTTCTTTTATAAACTCATCGGCAAACACACCTATTCCATGTATTTTACTTTTATCTAAATATGTATTGACTATTAACATTATTCCTCTTTTATGTTACCCCAATTTGGTCCTGATTCATAGTCAACCTTATTAGGAATTTGTAGTTTAACTGCCGTCTCCATTATTTTTATAATGTCCTTAGAGTTATCATTTTCTCCAAGAGGAATAGATATATCAAGCTCATCGTGTATCTGTATATGCGGTGTGATGCCTTCTTTATAGAGTTCTAACATAGCTTTTTTTGTCATGTCAGCAGCACTACCTTGAATTAGTTTGTTTAATGCTTTGTAAGTAAAAGCTCTACGATGACCATTTTCATGCCAATAGTTTGTTTTAGGATTACCATCTTTGTCTTTAATAATATTTCCTTCGTCATCTAATTCATGTGGCCCCATTGCTTGAAGTTCTAACATTCTTTCATGATCTTGTGCAGGGACAAATGTACCCCAACTACTACCTTTAAGTATTGGTTCGTATTTTGGAAATCTACATTTTCTATTTAAGATAGTTTTAATTCTACCTTGATCTTGAGCAGCACTCATTAATTGATTTGTTAATTGTTTTACAAACGGAACTTTACCATGATAGGTATCAAATAACTCTTTTGCTTTGTCTTTAGATACACCAAGCTCTGCTTCTAGTTTAGCTTTACCCATTCCATAAAACAAACCAAGGTTAATTACTTTAGCTTGACTTCTTGGAATCTTTGCCATGTCTGCAACAGTTTGGTGAAAGTCTGCTTTAGGATCATTATCATATGCATCAGCAATTTTATTAACAGAAGCTAATCCAAATCTTAATGCATACTCTGTAACTAATCTTGGTTCCTGTTGCGAGTAGTCAAAGGTACCCCACTTGCAACCTTCTTCAGGTAAAAATAAACTTCTTATCAAAGGTCCTGTTTTTGGATCCTTAGCTGGAATCTGTTGTAGGTTAGGATTAGAATAACTAAATCTACCTGTAACGGTACCTCCATCATCAGATCTAATTTGATTTATCTCTGCATGAATTCTACCATTATGTTCGTGTCTTAAAATTGTATCAATGAATGTTGTATTAACCTTGTTTATTTTTCTAGCTTCTGCTATCATTTTAATTACAGGATGCTCATGATTAGAAAGGAAATTTTTTGTAAATGAAGGTGCACCAGTTTTTACTGTTTTTTCAAAAGGTAGTTTCAAATGTTCAAAGACTTTTTGAATACTACGTGCAGCCCATATTTGAGTTTCTACTCCTGTCTCTATTTTTACTTGGTGGATTAATCTTTCTTCTTGTGTTGTTAATTCCTTTTTTAATTGATTGGCTCTTGTCACGTCTACCCTCACCCCTAGGAAACGCATATCAACTAGGCAAGGAAAAAGATCAGTCTCTAAATTAAATATATCTTCACAGTCTTCTTCTATCAATAATTTTTTTACATATTGCCAAAGTTTAAAAGTTAGTTCAGCATCTTTTTCAGCATAAGCTCCTACTTCACTTGCAGGTAATTTCCACATCTCTGCTTTTGGATCAAGTCCTCTAGATTTAGCTGCTTCATTTAAAGCTTTTTCATTCTTACCTTCGTTTAAATAAAACCATGACAATGCATTTAATGTATATGCAAATCTATTCTCATCTAAAACTGAACATGCAATCATAGTATCTACGATTAAACCATTGATTTTTATACCTAAATTACGTATCCAACATACGTCATACATTGCATTATGAAATATTTTTGTAGCTGGACATTCACAAATATCTTTAAACCATTCTAAAGTTTTAGCTCTATTCATGTTAGGTCCTTCACCATGTGCTATGGGAAAATACCATTTGTCATTAAACGTAGCAACAGCAATACCAACAACTTCACCTACACCTGTAACTGCACCAGATCCTTTTGATTTTAAATTAGGATCACGTGTTTCTAAGTCAATTGATATCTCATCATAACTTCTTAGATCAGGATATTCTGTAGGCTGCACCCATTCTGTTTGTGTTAGGTATTTAGGTATCTTCATTTTTTCTTTTTGTCTTTCATTGTTTTAATTTCTAATTGACAGTAATGAATTATCTTTTCTAAATCTTGTATTCCCGCTTTGTTTAAATAACGACAAACATATTTTACAACACATCCTTGAAAGAAAGATAAACCATTTTTTGAAATAAATTCATAGGGCTGAATGGTAAAGTCTTTGTAATGAGATCCTCCAATTTGCTTGTCTTGTGGAAATATATTATCCCAATCATCTTTATGCGTCATAGTTTGCTTCTCTTTTTTCATATAACTTTTTTAAATTTTTTAAAAATCCTTCTTCCCATACCCAGAATCTATCAGTGTATGATTCCATATTACCTGGCATTCCAACATAAGAATATGAACGATCTTTTTTAAGCCATGATCTAGGTACCCACATCTCAACAGGATCTAAAAATTTTTTAAATTTTTTGTACACTTTATTATACTTTGTACTTTTAACTTTATTTACTTTTATTAAAACAGCTTTCGGTGTTTTTCTTAATACATCAAATTCAATTTGTCTGTGAAAAAATGTACTCATAGCGGATACTCCTTTATTTTCTTTTTAGCTTTCAGTTTATATAAATTATTTCTTGCTCGTGTTACTCCCACGTACCATACTCTATGCTCTTCATCTTGTTTGTCAACACTTAGACTAATACCTTTTTGTACTTTAGCACCTTGATGCAAAGATAGTATTACATTATCTTCTTCACCACCTTTTATTGCATGAATAGTTGACAACCATATTCTTGCATTTTCATAAAGTTTTTCACCCCCAGAAATTATATTTCGAATGTAAAGTATTTCTTTCTGATCAGCTACGAAAATGTCGTACCAATTTTTTTCAGGATTCCAATTGCCATTGGGAATATATTCTCTGACGTCATTTATTTCTTTTTCTCCAAGCTCACCTTCTCTTATCCATTTAGTATATGCCATAGCTCCATTATAAATACCTACATTAAAACTTTTACCTTTGTTACTTTGATAATAAATATTTTTACTTTTAAGTTCTTTCATTATGTCTAACAAATTACTTTTAGTTCTTGTTAAGATTAACCACTTACCTTTTGTAAGATCAACTTGTCCTAAATTATTGATGTGAGACGCAAAGCCCTCTTGCGCCCGCGGCAGGTATTCTTTGTGTTTCCTGATGCCTGATATACGGCTTACGGCTATTTGAGATTGTTCTTGTACTGCTCTTGATACTCTTCTCGAATACCTTAAAACACGTTCATTTGCAGGCTCTTTTATGAATCTGTTGACGTCAGCTCCAGCCCAAGCGAATATAGCTTGGTCGTCATCACCAGCTAAATACATATCATCACAGTTCTCTCTTAACTTATCATACAGTTGCCATTGCAATGGAGATAAGTCTTGGGCTTCATCAATAAAGATAGCTTTTAGTTTTGGAATCTTACCGGAGCTTATAACTTTTTTAATTAGATCATTAAAATCTAATAGATGCATTTTCTTTTTATATTCTTGTAGATTTATATAGATGTGATTTAAAGTATGCCAGTCTATATTTTTTCTATCATGCTCGTTAAGATCAAACTCTTCTCTTATAGTTATATCCTTGTTAATAGCTTTACCTATCATTTGAAAATAAGGATTATTGCAAGTTAAAAAATGTGTTTCTTCATCATTGTATTTATCAGTAAAGTTAACTCTTACATTTAATTTTTTACCTAAAGCTTCGTAATGATGTGGTTGAATGATAGCACTTTCATTTAAATTTAATAAATGAAAACAAAATGCATGAAGTGTTTGAAAATATGGAACCTGCTTTTCATCTACACCAATTCTATTTCTAGCTTCTTTCGCAGCTTTCTTTGTAAAAGCAAAGTAACCTATCTTGTGATAAGGTGTGCCTGTTCTTACATAAGCATTAACTCTTCTAATTAATCTAAAAGTTTTACCTGTCCCAGGTGGGCCATATATTTTAATAGGTTTTTTCATTAAACAATGTTTTGTTTATCTTCTATTGTTATTTTCTCTTCTGGTATTTCTTCTTTCATTAAATCATCAGCAGGCATTTTAATACACCTGACTGGTGGAAATGATTTTTCACTTTCTCCTTTTGGAAATCTTTTTTGAAATCCAAACTCAGCTTTGAAATGACTCTTAATTAAAGTTGCAGTTCTTGGCCTGTCTTTTGTCCACTCATTTCTTTTAATCTCTTCATAAAATTTATCGTAATCAAAATAATAAAACTCTTCGTCTTTTAATACAGCACCACTTTTAAAAGAAGCATATGTTGTAGCCTCTGGTCCATTGACATAATCCTCTAGATATTTTTTCAACATCTCAATAGGATTAGTACCTGCAGGTGGTTTAATATCCTCTTTAGTGGCCCATAGAGCGTCTAGGATGGGCTGGTATTCATTATTCTTAATGATGGGAGGAAATATAGATGTTTGGTCTGCTATGAGCGCTCTCATCTCTTTCATTTCTGCTATCTTTTTTATATGTTTTGCATGTATTTGAACTACTTTACTGTCAGATAATTCTACATTAAAAAAATATTCTGGATCAGGTTTATAATCTATTTTAATTAAACCTGATATTTGAGGCCAACTACTTTCTTTATGACTACCAATACCAAACTTTCTACGTAAACATGTTCCCTTTGCACAATAAGAAGAGATAGGTAGATCATGACAAGTATGTCCAGCAGTATCTTTGTCCCAACTTTTTATTTTTTCATTTACTTTAGAGTCTCCCCACGTGTCATCGTATTCTATAAAATCTCTTGCTGCTTGTAGTAATTTTTTCTTCCAATCATCTTTGTGTTTTTTTTTTACAAACACCATGTAGTTAAATAAAAATCTATCTCTTTCGTCTTTTAATTTGTTTCCTGATTCCTGAACCTGTTTGCATAACATCTGTAAACATGGAGGACCATCTAATAAATCATCAGGGCCACCTGTTAATATTTCTTTTACTTTTTTATTTGATACTTCTTTTAATGATTCTTTTGTTTGTAAATTATCTTTGACTACATTTAAGAAATCATCAAACTCTAATTCTTTTCCATCAGGTAATAATGCTTTACGTTCTGTCTTCTTAAAATAAGGTAAGTTAATAAATGATCCAGAAGTTCTAACGTTATCTTGATTCATACCTAGTTGTGTTTGTTTAGGAAATATTTCTGTTTTGGATGATAAACCAAATAAAAATAATAAGTTTTGTAAAAATTCTCTAATTAAAGTTGAAGGTACCTTCTCTGCTGTAAATACATATATATGAAGACCATTACTTTTTGATTTAATTGGTACAACAGGTAAATTTTTGTCTTGAATTACTTTTAAATAATGTTGAATATCAAAACTAGAATAATCTGATGGATCAATATCGATTGCACCAAAGCTAGCCATACCATTATCATCACATGCTTGTATACCTATCGCACGTTTACCATCTAAATGATCTTGATAATCTTGATCAGATATACCTCTTTTAGACCAGCCATAATCGCCTGGATCAAATTTTAATTTGTTTGTTTGTGGATCATGATAACCATTGTTAACATTACAGAAACCAAAGTCTCTCTCCAATCCACCAAAGTATTTTCTAAAATCTTTCATAAATTTAAGGCGCTTCCAGTCTCCCTTCAGCGCCTTTGTTATAACTCTTTATTATACTATGTCTTGCTTCTTTTGACCAGCATCGTATTTTGGTTTAGCTACACCTTTAGAAACTGATTTCTGAAGTTGTGCCGCTATCTCATACACAGACGCATCATCTTTATTAGCAATATCAAGATTTCTTACTCTTGATGGTTTGTAGACATGCCAGCTTTTACTTCCCGCTGTTCTTCCAAATGTATTTAATTTATACACGGCTGAATAACTTGCAGGATTAAATGAACCTTGATCATCTGAGAATCTCAGATTCTTAATAAGGTTATTTAATTCCCTCGCTGGAGATAAATTAGAAGATCTCATTGGGACCACTGCAGGTTTTAACTCACCATCTACCATTGCTAGTACATAGAAGTATGCAGTCTTCTCAACATAGTTACCATTTGGTAATCTATATCTTCCATTTTTTTCTTCCACAGCATCGGCTGGAATCTCTAAGTGAGTTCCTACTGGAGCTGAAGCACTATCGCCTCTCTCCTGCCATTCGGGATACCTAGTTTGTGCGTGAGCAATTATAATATCTAATCCCTCTTCACCACTTATAAGTTTACCAAACCCTGATGCATAAATCATACCAGGTTTAGCCCCTTCTACATGCTTGGCGTCTCTCTCATTACATTCAGGTGATAGCTGATGTAAGATTTTCAGAATCGGAGTTGATACGTCATCTGATTTAATCTCTTCAGCTCCTTTACCAGAGTCTGCTCTGAGATTTATTGTTGCTAATGCACCTGCATCAGCTTTCTTTGCTACTTGACTTTCCATAGATTCTCCTTTGTTAGTCTATTAGTCTGTTGATTTAGATTTGTTAGTTATCTTAGTTTGATAACCAGCAAACGTACTGAAATACTCTGAGGGTATCTGACCACCACGTTCGTGGAGATCCCTCAAAGCAACTCTAAGGGTTCCGGCATTAACAGAAACTTTTTGTTCCGGTTCATAACCTTGTCCTTTTGCAAGGGTAGCATATTGCATCGCCTTGTTATCTTCGTCCTTTCCAAACCTCACTGTAATTTCGTTTTTTACAATGTTGCCTAGTCCGTTTTCTCGAAGCCATTGATACGCCTCTGCTCTTTTTGGTGCTAATGCAGTGGCATAAAATTTATCGTCTATCTCTAATTCAGAACCATCTTTTAGTTTCATGGTTTTAAGATTCATAGCATTCATCATATCTGGAATAATTACTTGAGAAAAATTTTTTTCACTATCCTCTAAATCTTTAATCTTATCTTTATGATTCTGTATTTCTTGTTGTATGTCTTGAAGTTTTTTTATTTCGTCTGCTAGTTTTTGGGGTTCTGTTTGCGTCACCTGACTGGGCGCATCAGCTCTTAGATTGATCGTCATGTTACTCCTTAATAGTTTAATAGTTTAATTTATATTTGCACTACTGTATATATAGGAGAATTTGTATATGTCAATACTAGTTTTGAAAAATATTTAATTCAATTGGATAATAAGAAAATTGTCTTCTATCATATTTTAATAATTTAAATTTACCATTTGTAATGTCAGAAGCTACTGCACATACAACACCAATTATGGCAGGATCACCATAAAGTAATAAGTAATCATCAGTTGTAAAATCTCTTAATGAGTTTTTTATTTCCATTACCATTGGACCTGGTGTAAATTGCATTTGTTTTAAACGAGGAAACAAAATCTTAATTTCGCCATACTTTAATGCAGGCGTAATATCAATCTTAGGTTGACCTGTTTCTCTATCTGTAGGAATTTCCTGTACTAAATAAACTTTGCTCATTGACTTTTTTCTTTCTATACACTATATAACTTTTTAGAAAGAAAAGTAAACAACAATGAATGTATTAGATAGTAAGATTAATTGGTATAAGTTTAAAACAAGTCCTTATAAACATCAACTTGATGCTTTAGAAAGGTCTTGGGATAAAGAATACTTTGCGTACTTTATGGAAATGGGTACAGGTAAATCAAAAGTATTAATTGATAATGCAGCCATGCTTTATAACCAAGGCAAGATAAATGGTTTACTTCTTATTGCACCCAAAGGTGTATATAAAAATTGGTATGAAGATCAGATACCTACACACTTACCTGACTATATAAATAAAAAAGTTGTTCTTTGGAAGAGTTCAGACAAGACTCATGAACAAACAAAAAAATTAAATACATTATTTCAACCTGGTACAGAGTTTCATGTATTAATTATGAATGTAGAAGCTTTTTCTTATGACTTTGGTAAAGAGTTTGCTCGTAGATTTTTAAACTCACACAATGCAATAATGGCTATAGATGAATCTACCACGATCAAAACACCTACTTCTAATAGAACTAAAAATATTTTAAAACTAAAAACTCTTGCTAAATACAGAAGAATATTAACAGGCTCACCTGTAACTAATTCACCATTAGATTTATTTAGTCAATGTCAGTTCCTTGGTTCTTGGCTCCTGAAGACAGATTCTTATTATGATTTTAGATCTAGATACGCAGAGATGAGAACAATTAATCTTGGTAGTCACAGCACTAACATTGTTGTTGGTTATAGAAATCTTGGAGAATTATCTAAATTGATTGAACCTTTTTCAATGCGTGTATTAAAAGATGATTGTTTAGATCTTCCACCAAAAACATTTATGAAACGTCAGATAACAATGACGCCTCAACAAGAAAAAGTTTACAAAGCTATGAAAAAATATGCAATGGCACAGCTTGAAGGAAAAGCATTAACCACTAATAATGTAATGGTTCAATTAATGAGACTTCATCAAATTCTTTGTGGCCACTTCACTGCTGATGATGGTACAATTCAAGACATACCAAATCATAGAATAACAGAACTTATGGAAATTTTATCTGAAGTAGAAGGTAAGGTTGTTATCTGGTCTCACTATCAAAGAGATATTGAAACTATAATAAAAGCTATTAGAAAAAAATATGACAGTGATGATATTGTTGTAGACTATTATGGTAAAACTTCGATGGAAGATAGACAAAATAATATAAAGAAATTTCAAGAAGATGACAACTGTAGATTTTTCGTAGGTACTACGCAAACCGGTGGCTATGGTATTACACTAACTGCAGCCAGTACAATGGTTTATTATTCTAACGGTTATGATCTTGAAAAAAGATTACAATCAGAAGCTCGTATTGATCGTATCGGACAAGAGTATCCAATGACTTATATTGATATAGTAACAGAAGATACTATCGACACTAAAGTTGTAAAAGCTTTACGTAAAAAATTAAATATTGCCTCAGATATTATGGGCGAAGAATTAAAAACTTGGATTTAAAAAAAGAAACCTTTATCTAAAACTTTCTCTAGCAACAGAAGTGATACTGCCCCAACAGTACCCAATAACACCCAATAGATCTTGTCTATCTTACCGCCCAAATCGTGTATACCATCGTGCATATGTTTAACATCTTTTTTTAATCCAGTAATATATCCGTAAATAGAAAGTAAATGCTCTCTTGTAGTTTTGGGGTTTAGTTTAGACATTTGTTATGCCTCTTGATCTTAATCTTATTGCTTTTTCTTCAGGGCTCAACAACGCCTCCTCTAATGCAGTTAGTCCCCCTGCATTTGCAGAAGCCATTTGAGTTTGATTTAAAATGTTTTGTCCTTGAGTAATTGTTTGATTGTTAGGCATCGCAGAAGTAACTGATGTCGGCAATGGTGGTGTAGGTGGTGCAGGTGGTATCAAAAATTCTAATGGATCAATGTTAAAAGGTTCACCTAATTCTAGCTGTCTTAATTCTCTTCTTATTGCATTTAATTCAGGTAATGCTTCTCTGAATGGATTATCTTCACCAAGATTATTTGCGATGTCTCTAAACTTATTTGCAATTTCACCTGATGGAACATAAGGATCAAATTTACCTCTTTTTAAATTATTATAATCTTCGTTACTAATTTGTCTTTCATCAAATTGTCTTCTTAAATCATTAGTTCCTATACCTAATGTTTCAGCTGCATTTAAATCATTATACATATTTTGTTGTACATCAAACTTAGCTTTATTTGATTTTATATATCTTAAAATAATGTCATTAGGATCAACTGAACCACCTTTTAACAAACCAAAATAACCACCAGTAAATTCTCTTCTCGCATCCCTGATACCTCTTTGGTAACTAGAAATTTTAAAACCCATTGATTTTAATGGGTCAACTTTAATAGGTCTAAGTCCCATGAAGCCTGCTATCTCAGGCCCGACATCCAATACATTACCTCTTGCATCTGGTGTTTCTGTTGCAGCTTGAGCTAGTCTTACAAATTGTTTGTATGATGGGGCTAGTGCATTTCCTAAATGTAAAAATCTAATTGCAGCTTTGTCACCAGCAGATGTTTGATCTGTATATAATCTTCTACCATCTTTGGTTACTCCACCTCTAACAGTTAAATCCCCTGCAGCTTCTGTCCAAATAGATTCTGAAATAAATGGGTTCATAATTTCAGCACCGGCTTCATTAATTCCACCTACAAAACTTGCTAATAACTGTTTGTCATTTGCTTGACCATCTTGAATATTATTTAATAAAGTTCTAAGAGGTCTAGCTATTACGTCGTAAGCATTACTATGACTAAAGTCTATGTATCTTAACTCACCATCATCATCTCTAATTGGAATTAGTGTAGAGTTCTTGGACCACTCAGGTACAAATCTTCTTAATGCATCTAGTTCGTCTTGAGATATATCATACAAAGCTTTTGCACCTTCTGTTAATGCAACTGGAGCTGCTGTTGTAAACGTAGCAAGACCTAATAATCTTTTTATTCCATCACCATATGCTCCACTATCAAGAGCATTGTTCTTAACAACTTGCTCAGTACCATCTTCTAATATCTCTGTAACTGTTAAACCTAAATTACTTCCTTTAATTCTTACACCTGCTGCTGGTATGTGTCTCATTTCATTTAAACCTAGTTCAGCAATGTTAGTTGTAGTTCTAATCATCTCTGATGGAAAGGACATGAAGTTACCTACTGGTAATAATCTTGCAGTTCTAACTGCAGAACCTACAAATGCATAATTAGGTACAGTATTTTTTACAACGTTAGCTGCTTCTCTGTTAAGTACACTTTCAGTTACATCCAAACCTCTCTTAGCATAACGACTTTTTAGTTTAGCTTTCTCCATTACATAACTAGCTATTTTAAAAGTATCATCCTCAGCTACATACTTACCTTGAAAAAATGATCCTACTTTTTTTAACTTAGCTAACATAGGGTTTAATACCGTGTCTACGTTTGCAGCTTGTTGACCAAATCTAATATCTTGTAACAAAGCTTTTAGATCTCCTATTTGAACTTGTGAGTTTACAACACCAAGCTCTACTAATTCTCTGTAAGCTGCTTGAGCTGTTTCATCTGCAGGACCTAGTTTTAAAAGACCTGTAGTTTCTATACCTTCTTTAAATGCTTTAGAAAATTCTACTGGATTAAATAAATTACCATTGGCTCCAGCAAAACCAAATGCACTAATTACGTTTCTTATGTGTGTAGGTATAGAGAATACTGTCTTAGCTAATTGTGAAACTCCTTTTGGAAACAATAATAAATTTCTATACATCCAACTAACAGCAGCCTCTGCTCCTTCTTTACCTTCACCTCTTACAAAACCTTGAAGGCCACCTGCTATGTTGTTTGCATTTTTTATAGCCTCAGCTATTTCAGGTGTAGTAATTTTACCTGCTAAAGGATTGGGTATGTTAGCTGCTTCAGGTAGTTTACTTATAACATCATCCATTTTAACAGAAGATATACCTGTGTTTTTTTGATTTACACCTAGTCTAAAAGCATCTTCGTTATCCCAAAAAAATCCTCTACCACCAGCTCTTTGCACTTCATCATTTTTAGCTGCTACACTTTTTAAATATTCAGATGTTCTAGATACAGAAGATAGATTAGTTATACCATTGAATATAGAGTACCTTGGATCCTGAACCTCTCCAAATAATTCTCTAAGTTCTTTTGGTGGTAACTTAGTTTCTTTTATTTCTGCTCTTATAAAATCAGCGCCTGGTTTTCCCTCCATCGTTTTGTTAATATATTCATTAAACTTTAAAGCTTTAGGCTTACCTCTAAGACTAGCTTCTCTAAGAATGTCATCTACTATAACACTAGCTTCTTTTTGATAAGCAGTGCCAGCTATATCAAAAGCTGTATCACCATTTTCTTTTGCAATTTCTCTTCTAAAAAAATTAGTAGCATTATTAATTACTTCATCAGTTGGTTCATATCTTTTAAAAAATTTAAATATACCTTTACCTTGGTCTTCAAATATTTTGTATGTACCACCTATCCAGCCATTGACTCTACCTTTTAATAAAGACTGAAGTTCTTTAACACCTTTACCTAATTTTGATCCTGAAACATTGTTGTCTAATATATTTATTAAATTAGTAAACTCACCTCTAGCATTATTAATTCCATTAACAATTAATTGTCTAGACTCCTCACCTACATTACTTTTTTTCATAAGGCCTAAAAGACTATCTAATTTTTTAGGATCAACTCTGTCTCTAATATTACCTTCAAATAAAAGTTCATTAAGACCTTTTAAAAATTTTTCTTTTTCTACTTGTACTGATTTATTAAACATTACTTCTGATTGAGGATATATATTATCTACTTCTCTTGTAATGTTATCTACAATTTCTTTTGCTCTTATTGTATCTCTAGATTTTAAAGCTTGTTTAAATGTTTCTTCTCCAAATAATTCTTTAGTCATACCACCCTGAGGAGTAAAAGGTGCTCTTACATATTTATCTAACCATCTTGCAAATTGAGAATTACTATAAGCAAGATCTTTACCTCTGTTAGCTAATAACTTAGCTGACTTCCCTGCACCATATACAAAAGGAGTAACTAATAAAGATTCAGAACCAAACTTAAGTCTATTTAATAATTTTCTTGTAGCGTCTTCTCTACCAAAACTTTCTTCTCTGTCCATTTTAGTTGGACCACCACCAAACAAATCACCAAACGATCCAATGTTTTCTACATCAGCTACAAATGTTTCACCAGCTGCACCACCAGCCACTGCTGCTGCGTATCTAAACTTCTTAGATTTTTTATTTAAATCTCTAGCTTTGTTTATTGCTGATAAAACAGGAGCTCCTCTTAAGTTAGCATAGGCGTTAGCTTTCTTTGCTCTAATTGCTTTTGCTGTAAGATTTCTAGCTACTTTGTTTGCTGCTTTGAATCCAATGGCGCCTGGCACACCAACCTGTACTAGTGTTTCTGTAAGTTTACCTATAGCTCTTTCTTCTGCTATCTCTTCAAATGGATTTAGTTTATCAAAAAATTCTTCTACGCCCGCCGCTGTATTTGTATCAGCTCCAAGATCAATTAGTTCTGCTGCAAGAGAGACTACACCTTCAGGTATTTTTAATAAACCTGATGCAATACCAGAAGCGGCAGCTGTGTACCACGCTGTATCATTGTTTTCTTCGGCGTTATTTAAGGGTAGAAACTCTGCCATTTAACCTCCTATGCTCCAGGAAAAGGATCTGGAGGCATGTTTTGTATTTCTTCTATTATTCTTTTTTGATTAGGACTTAAAACTTCAAATCTTTTATCTATCTCTGCATCTTTTTCTTTTTGTGTACTACCTTTTGGTGCTTCTGGTTTTGTATAGGTGTTGATATCAAGTATTTTTTCAAACCCATAAGTACCATCAGTTTTTTTATTGTATATTTTAAATATACCTTCATCTACATCGTAGTAAACTTTACCAATTTTTTTATTGTTTCCCTTTTTTTCCATTTTATCTTGTTGTGGATCATTAGGTCCATTTAAAAATCCTTCATATTGAGATCCAAATTTTTCTAAAGCTTTAATTTTTAATTTTTCATTTTCAAACTTAGCTCTGTTGTTAGCTTGTACAGTATCACCGTTATAAACTTCTATATAATCTCTTTCTGTGTATAATTTAGCAGCATCTTGTTCTTGTTTAAGTAAATCTTTTCTTGCTTGTATATCTTTATCTTGCGCTTTTTCTTTTGCTTTTAGTTCTGATTTAGATAACTCTGCTCTTGCATCTAATTCTTTATTTAATAACATTAATTGATGTGCGTTACCCTCTTCTAATAATTGTCTTTTAAATTTTTTCTGATCTTCTTCGCTTAATTTAGCAATAGCGTTAGCTTGCGTTCTTACAGCCTCATCGTAGTTTCTTTTATTTTCTGTAGATAACTGTTCATATTTTCTTTCATCATTTAAAAACTTAACTTTGTTTTCACCTTCTAAGTCCATTAACTCTAAATTAAATCTTTTGTCCTTACTTTTATCTGCAGCAGCTAATGCAAGTTTAGTCCCAGCCATTCTAATATCTCTATTATATTTAGCTTTTGCGTCAGCACCTTTTATTAATTGTTGAGTAGCAGGTTGTAATCTTTTAACAGCATCAGAAAAACTAGTAGCTCCTGCAACAGATGGTCCAGCAGTTAGTAAGAAACTTGTTAAAGGGTCCATTCCTCCATAATCACCAGCACCAGCTCTAATTTCTTCTATATATTCAGCTTGACTTTTAGGAGTACCAACCATTTTATCTATGTCTATGTTTTCATAAACTGTAGGTTCAAAAGGAATCATAGAAGTATTAATTGGTGTGCTTGCTTGTAATTCAGTAAGTTGTCTTGAGTATTTAGGAACATTCATTTCTTCGCCAGTAAAACCTTCAGCAGCTTCTGTTCTATCTACAATACCAGTCATAATACCGTTACCGACGTTACCACCTTTTCTAAACATTGGTCTTTTAAAAGTTCTCATATTAACTATTCAATACGCCTGGTTGATTAAATGCTCTATAAATACCGGCTAACGTTCCACCAGCTCCTATTGCTGTTGCAAGTGGGTTTGGACTAGGTGCATTAACTTGAGTTGTTTGACCTGGGTATCCAGCTATCAAACTTGTTACACCTGTTCCATAAGCATTAGCCGCTGTTAATGGTTGTTGTAATTGTTGTTGAGCTAACTGTTGTTGTGCTCCCAATTGTGCTTGCTGTAATGCTTGGTTCTGTGAACCCAAAGTAGATAATGCTCCAATGTCTTGACCTAAAAATGATTGCGATTGACCAGCTAAGTTTAATTGATTGGCTAAAGCTTGTTGATTTAATTGTTGAGCTTGACCAAATCCTTGTTGTAATAATTGTGCTTGTAATGCTGCTCGGTTCCTGTCGCTTGTTGTTTGATACTCTGATCTCATAACACCTTCACGTCCTCCACCAAGAACACCTTTACCTACAGCTTGAGCTGCAATACTTGGAATTCCTTTTTGTGCTTGTACATCAAATTCTCTTAGCGTCTCATTAATAACATCTTGTTGATATGGAGACATAAATTGTTGATAAGAAGAAGGACCAGCTAAAGCTGATGCAGATTGTAAGAAAGGTTTGTATGCACCAATACCTTGAGTAGCTAAAGTTTGTGCTTGTGCTTGTAATGGATCTTGANCAGCNACAAANTGNTNACCAAATGCTTTNGATAAATCTGCTGTTTTATAGCCCCCTGCTGCAGTTCCTAAATTACTTAAATAGGTTTTACCTGCTGCTTCTATAAATTCTGGTGGTAATATTCTTGTTTCTGTTACTTCTGCCATTATACTACTCTCTTTTCTGCTGTTTTCATTTGATCATATAATCTTTGGGCACCTTTTTCAATGTTTCCTCCACCCATTCCTCTAACAGCATCTGCTGTCATTACAAATTCGTTTTTACTTAACATAGCAGGTACGTCGTCTGCTTTTTCTTTTATACCAACTGGTACAAATCCACCTGTTTCTCTATAGTCTCGTTCTATAGTACCAGCTTTATTTTTTCTCATTTGACCCATAGGCATTCCTGGAATACCACCTAAAGCTACTTCATATCTTTTAGGAGGATTACCGGTATTAAAAGTTCCTCTTTCTCCTAGAGGTTTATCAAATTCTACTCCATCTCTTATATATTTTCTTTTTTTATTTTTATTTTTAAAAGGACCTTTTATTAAAGACTCTAATCCTTTTCTAGGTGTACCAGATTCTAATCCTACTCTACCACCTTTAGCAAACATTTCTCCATCTAAATAATCATCAAAAGACATTTTATAATCATATTTTTCTTTTATTTTTTTAAATTCTTCATAAATATCTAAAGCCTCATCTGGAGATATTCCTTTTTCTATAGCTTTCATAACATCTCCACCTCTAGTAAGACCTACTCTGCCACCTTTAGCAAAAGTTGGATCTAAATATTCTTCACCATAAAATTCTCTAATATAATCATCAACCGATCCTTTATATCCTTCATTTACATTTGCCTTATATTCTTTCATTAAACTTTTACTATAACGAAGTTTATTATTAGTTCCTGGAACAATACCTGCATCTGAAAATCCTACTCTACCACCTACAGCATACTCAGATGTATTAGTTGTAACAAACTCTTCTACTTCTTCAGCAGATTTATCTGGATTTGTTTTACTATAGTAGTCTCTTAAATAAATTTTTACTTTTTCTGGATCTCTTTTAGTTTCTTCTATCTCTTCTGGACTCATACCTGAAGCAGCTAAGATACTTCCTATCGCTCCTACTGTATATCCACCGCCAGGAATTTTACCCATTAGAGTACTTAAAATTCCTTTTTTTGTTCCATACTGACCTGCTGGTCCAATACCTGCACCACCAAAAAGAGCTCCTCCAATTTTTGATCCAAGTCCTCCAAGCCCTGATAAAGGACCCATACCCATTAGACCTGCACCACCAAGACCTATTAAAGCAGCCTTACCAATAGGTGACTTGACAACTTTTTTAATCGTCTTACCTATTGATTTAACTAAACTTCCTAGTCCGTATAATTGTCTGGGTTCTTGCATTCTTGATATTGCCATAATTTAAATATACTTATATTGTTGAGCAGGCATAGATATCCTGAAAATACTACACTTTATTTGATTTTTGTATCTTCGTCAAGTGGTTTGGCATGCTTTGCAGGTCGTGTACCTTGATATAAATCGTCAAAGAAACGACCACGATATAAAAACTCTCCAACGTGCGTAATAGTATCCATTACATATACATGTACTTTACCACCCATATCTGTCCATTTTTGACAGAAACCAAAGTCTTCTCCAAAATATCTTTTAGTTTTAAGATCATGCCAAGTATCAAATAAATTAAAAAAATTTTGTTTTTTATCTTCTTTGCCGTTTATAAAAGTAGGTTGAATTATTTTTAATTCTGGATGATTTTCAATCATATCCTCCAATACTTTTCTTTTAATTAACATACATCCTGTAGGAGCATGAGTTACTTCTATGATACCTTTGTCAGCTACAATGTTTTTAGAGTCTTCTACCTTAATTGGATAAGTAAAACCTGCTCTTGACATATCTTCTGCAGATGTAATTGCATCTTCTTTATTATTAACTCTTCTCCATATTTTATCCCAATCCATCATCTTCATTGGATAAGGACATGCAATAACGTCTTTGTCAGCTTTTAACATTTTTTCAATAGTAGAAAATTCAAAATCAATATCTGAATCTATAAATAATAAATGTGTATATTTGTCTTTATGATTTAACATTTCAGCTACACTTAAATTTCTACCTTGAGTAACTAGAGAAGATTTTAACAAAGTAAAACTAACTAACATATTTCTCTGTAAACATTCCATTTGAAACTTTAGAACAGCTTGGCAGTAATGCATAGTTACATCGCTATGACAAGGGGTACAAACCATTATTTTATATGGAGATCTACCATCTTTACCACCTACATTTATTTCAATCACATTAGTATCACCTTCAACTTTATTAGTTTTAATAGTTTGATAGGTATCATTACTAGCCTCTGTTTTTTTATCTTCCTCAAACCAAATAGGTGTATTACTTATTCTTGACACTAATTGCTCCTGTTAAAAATCTTGTCCATGATGTGCCTATTTTATTCCAATTATAATAAGCATTAACATAACTAGACTGAGTTTCTAAATGTTTATGTATAGTTTCTTCATGTAATATATTTGCTGAAGCTTCTATTGCAGAAGCAAATTTCATTGAAAGCCTTCTTAAATCATTATCAAAAGGTATGTACATAGGAAACTCAGCGCCTGTTTCAAACAAAGCACCAAGATTAGTTGTAACACAATACAATCCTCCAGCCATACATTCTAATAAAGATATACAAGATGTTTCTTCAAAGATACTTGGGTACGCATACATATTATATTTATGCATGTTGTCTTTAATATAACTATTAGGTCTATAACCTAAATAATTTACATTAGGTAATTTTTTTGCTTGTTCATAAAGCTCTGTATATTCATGATCATTTTGTTCAAAGAATTGTTTTCCATATACTTCAGTTGATGAATATACATCTAAAGTAATTAATGGATTTTTAACTAATTGCATTGCACCTAGTAAAACAGATAGCCCTCTCCAAGGTGTGTTTTGATGAATTATTTTAATAGGGTCACCTTGTTTATAAGGTTTTGCTTTTTGTATTTTATCTATACCATTTTTAATTACCAAACATTTTTCTGCAGGTAAACCAAACATCATTCTAAATTTTTCAAAGGTCCAATGAGAGTTAAATACATACCAGTCATATTTACTATGATTAGACTTATCTTGAAACCAAGGAGCTAAGTTAGGTTGGTCGTATGAATTTTTTTGCCAAAGTATATTTACTTTAGTTGGATGCAAAGGAATTTTTTCTGGTACAGAAGTTGTAATCTGCACTTGATCTAATAATTTTTTATCAACATATTCTTCTAAATAGTTGAATTGTAATTCTGTTCCACCTTTAGGGTTTTGGTTTCTTATTATCATTATTTATTCTTTCCTTTAATTATTTTTCAATAACATAACTAACTGATGTTCTCCAATATGGTATTTTTTTTATTTCTTTTGATTGATGTAATTTAATAGATTCAAATAATATAAAGTCACCGGGGTTATATTTAATTACTTCTCCCTCTATATTCAATTCACCTCCCCAATTTTCGGCCCATTGTGGTGTAAAAAATCCTACAATGCTATAAGTATTTTCTAAATTATCATGGTGAAACTCTGTGTAATGATTATCATTTTGAGCATTTAAACCAATTCTTTGTATTTTTCTATTTAGATTAAAATTATGTTGTTCTAATAACTTTTGATTTATTCTATCAAATAAACAATTAAAATATCCTATCCAATATTGATTGTTAAAAACGACTTCATTGTTTTCAACAAAACAAACTCCAGGGAAAGCACCTCCTATTGAATTACCATCAGATTTTCTATTTAAATTCCAAATGTTAGCAGAGCTTAATCCTCCATACAGAGAAAAACAATCTTGTATAGTTAAAACATTATTTATTATTTTTATCATTATTCATTACTTTCTGAAATACATCTAAACCTTTAGGTGATACATGCACTGTAACATCAGTTACAATATCTAGTCCTTCTATTTTTTCTTTAGAAGTTTCACCTGTCTTTGTATTTCTATAAATTGTTATAGTCGTACAATCGATCTTATGTATATTATCCGTTTTCATTCTCTCTGTTTATAAGCGCATAACTAACTATTACTTCAAGTTTATTAGCTGTTTCCGCTTGTGCTTTTATAGCATCTCCTGCTTCTAAATTCAACCCCTGTTCTGTAGCGTTGACTGTACTTGTAGCAGGTACGTCCTTTCTAAAAAATTCTACATCTGTACTAGCAGATGAATCTCTTAAATCACAATTAACCAATACAGCTCCTGTGCTGTTATTAGATACATACACAGATTTTATAATAGCCACAGCTGATGTTGATATAGTCAGAACAGTGGTCATAGCTGTTCCGTCTAATATTTTAGATGCGTTTTTATATTGTATGCTCATGATAAAAAGTAATTAAAAGTATCTAGTTCGTTTTTTAAATCTTGTTGAAAAGAAAAATTAAGCTGTTGTTTCATTGTATTTAAAGATTCCATAATCTGTCTTTGATTATCTACATCGTATTCTTCTTTTGGTTCAGGTATGTAATTAGTTATCTTAGCCATTACTCTTCACCGTATTCCATGTCACCAGACATGGCTCCAGGTGATGAAGTATAATTTCTACTAGGTGTAGCTGCTTTACCTGTGTCTCCTATGCCATAACCTGTATTTCTTGATCGACGTATATTATCAATCATAGCTCCACTATCTACGTCTCCTAAACCAGCTTTATTCATAAGGTTAGCTAAATTTCTTTCATCAATTTTTTTACCAGCTGCTTTTCTTTGCATTAACTTAGATATTCTGTTAGCTCTATAATTAGTATCTCTTCTTTCAGCTCTTGCAGGTTCAGAATAATATCCACCTAAAGCATTCATTTGATTTAATTGTTGTGGAGAATATCCACGTATTCCAGAAGTTGAAGGTCTGTAAAAATCTGATTCTTTAGGATTAAAGAAAGTTCCAATACCTTTTCCAATCATTTGCATAGGAGAAAATTGTTGTAAAAAATCAAATATCTTTGCTAAACCTTTTTTCTCACCTGTTAATGAATCTACTTGCTCATCATTAGTTGTTTCGTCTATTACACTCATATCACTTACACCTTGAAATCTATTCATGTCCAAACCTCTTAACGTAGTTAAGTCAGGTTGATAATAATTTTGTGGAGCGTTAACAAACTCTCTTGGTTGGTAAAAATCTTGAGTAGGACTAATATCATTTGATGGATAATAACTTTGAGGAGCGTTAATGAATCCATAGCTAGTTGGAGGGAATAGGCTTGGTTCATAAAAATCTTGAGTAGGACTCAGATTATTTGGTTGGTAAAAATCTTGAGTAGGACTAATATCTGTTCTTGGTTGGTAAAACATTTGAGTAGAATTAGGATACTGTGGATTTTGATATTGAAAAGCTAATGGATTTAAAGTAGCAATACCACTAGGTCCTTCAAAAGGTTGTAATAATTGTGTTAATCTTAATTCATCTAATGTAGCCATTATCTTCGTCCGTCTGGTTGTGCATCTAATCTAAGTGTGCCATATCTCCATGA